ATGCGGTCAACCACGCTACGGTGCATCAGGACGAATCCCATACCCGCTGCTCCTACTTGTAATAACTTATCCTTAGGTAAAGGATGAACTCGCTTGACACCTATCTCATCACCATTGGCTACAAAGTTAAACAATGTTGGCATTGGTTCCATTAAAGGTTCTTCAGGTTGGTCAGTTGTAAAGTAGACACCTGTAAGGATTGGTCGTTCTTTAACATCCTTGTTATCCCAAAGTAACTTGAAAGTATCTGGACTGATAACAACATCTGAATCTACCCATAAGAGCCAGTCAGATTTGTTGCCGTCATACCAGTAGTTAATTACTTTGTCTCGCTGTCGTGCTATCTGGTTGCCTTGACTACGCAGGGTAGTTGCGACTTCAACTCCTGAGTGGAGCATCACATCTGTAACGCCTTGCATAAACTTGCCATCGACCATACCATTGTCACACCAAGCAATTGCTAACTTGTCGTTCATTGTCCCCACCTTTGTTTGTTACCACTTAACCCTGTTAGCCCAATACGCTGCAGACATTTTGCCCTTGGCAATGTTTTTAGCGTGACGTGCCTTGAACGAAGCCTGACGCTTCGTAGGTTGTCTGTCCCCAGTAACGCCCTGTTGACCAAAGCGAATAGTTTTAACCTTGTCGCCTTCTTTAGCCACAACTACGTGTGACTTAGTGGCGTGGCTTGGTGTTCGCTTTGGCTTGTTGAAACCAGAAACTCCTGCTCGCTTTAGTCTAGGGTCTGATGCCATTTACTTTTTCTTTGCCTTCTTCTTGATAGCCTTCTTCATTGGCTTGCCAGTCTTCTTGGCTTCAGCCTTAGCCATAGCCATACCTTTTGCTGTGTAAGCGAATTCTTTCATTCCTACCTTTGGCATTACTTCTTCTTGCCCATTTTCTTAACAGCCTTCTTGACCATCTTCTTCTTACCCATCTTCATTTCCATCATCTTTTCTTTCTTAGATTCCATCTTCTCGCCCATTTTGTATGCCTTGTTCTTCATCATTTACTCCACCGCTTTCATCACTTCGGCTACGGATTTCGTAACCTTGTCTGCTCTAACTCCCATTGTGCCAGCGTCGTATGCTTTGCCCAATGTTTCACTTGCTTCGATTGCTGCCTCAACCTGACCACGATGGGTACCTGCTGGTTGAATACCTTGGTTCCTAGCATCCTTGTAGAACTTCAATCTACTTTGCCATTGCTTATCAGCAATTGGTCTGCCAGCATCCCCAGTATTTAATTCAAGAGTTGATACTTTGCATCCGAAACAACCTTCAACATATTCAGGATGCTTTGTTCTTTGATGTAAACTCATTTGTCCCTACTCTGCTACAAAGTTTGCTTCTGTAACGTCAATGTCTGCAGCAATCATTGCTGCCTTAGTTGCTTCGCTGATACCAGGATGTTCGTGTCCACCTAGCCAGTACTCGTCAACTGCTTCTAGTTCATCCTGTGAGTACCAACGTCCACTGGAGTATGTGCTACCAGTACGAACAATTGTTACTCCACGATTGAGACGAAAGAAGTAGAACAAGCGATGTCCACCAGTGGGACCTTCTTCTACCACAGGTGTGGTAAATAAATAAGTTGTCATTTGTTCTCCTTAATGAACTTACTGATGAGGCTAGGTTTCCCTAGCCCCACCCGTCAATTAACTAAGCGATTGATGAACCAGACTCAATGCGGTATAGTGCTTCTTCACGGAAACGTGCGAAGCCTAGAACGCCGTACCATCCGATTGGACGGAAGCGGTTCAACTTATCGGTAACTGGACCGATAACTGTGTGTGGCTCTTCTGCCACTGCCTCAGCAAGTGCTTGCTGTCCGCAAAGGATTGTGCGGTACACCTTTGCAGATGAAGCACCGTCTGTTGCGACGTATAGACGTGGTGACTCTACGAAGTAGGCACCCTTGTAGCGACCAACTTCTCCAGCCCAGATACGGTCTTGTGAGATACCGTATGCGTTAGGTACTACCCAACCTGCTGCTGATGATTCAAGCATTAGGTCGTGTGCGACATCTGGGTGTACTCCAGCCCAAAACTCGTTTCCACGCTTACCTGAAGCCTTGTTAGTACGCAACTTAGCAACTGCCTTAGCAATGTTAGTTGTTGACAATGTTGCTGCTGCTGTAACTGTTGCTGTTGTTGTTGCTGTTGAACCTGAGTAGATTACGTTTGTTCCGCCGCGAAGTGCTGTCATAGCAAGTGCGTCGATTGAATCTGCCTGGTTGCGAGCCATCAAAGTTACGATGTCTGGGTCTACTGAGTTCAAAGAGAACAATTGTAGAGCACGTGTGTTAGTTGTTGCGTTACCGAACTCCTGCATTGTGATAGTCACAGATGTAGGTGTTCCGATTGTAACGCCATCAATGTCTGTTGACTCTGTTAACGCTGTTGTAGCGTTAGCAAGGTCAGCGTAACGCTGAAGGACAACAACGTTACCGTTGTTTGTTGTTGATACTGGGCGCTTGTCTGCTACGGCACGAATTAGGGGTTCGTCGCGAAGGGCAAATTCGATAAACTTATCGTATGCCTTCTGTACTAGACCTGCGCTACCTGCTGTTCCGCCGAGAGACGCTGAGTCTGTCGATGTGAAGTTTGTAGCCAAGTGTTCACCTCCTGGTGATTAGATACTATGAATGTTTAAGATTGTGAGTAGAGGATGCGGGTGAGTTCCTCGGCGGATTGTGCTCCGTCGATTTTCATTTCCATATCTTCGCCTCGGTCAGGTGTGATAGCACCCTGTGTGACAGCATTCTGCTTACGTAATTCGGCACGATTGCCATCGACTTCAGGTGTTTCCTCTTGCTTGACAAACCCAAACAAGTCGCCGTTATCGTCAAGCCAGTTTGAAACTGTCTCTTCGCTAACGTCTTCTAGGTCTTTGAGAATTAGTCTTGCAGCCTTAGGATTCACACCCTGTTTTTCTAGGACTTCTTTGACGGTGCGCTCACGCTGCCCCTTGGATAGTGTCTCAAGTTGCTCAGTGAGTTCCTTAATTCTTTTCTCGTCACTCCGCTTTGCCTTCCGTAACTTCTTTAGTAAGTCAGTTCCGTCATTGCTTGTGTCGATATCTGTATCGAGGTCGTCGTCTTCTTCATCCCAGTAGTTGTTGCTCATAGCAACTGTCCACCCTTCTATTCGTTGTAGTTCGCAAGCCTCAGGTTCCATTCGGGGAAACGGTCTGGCTCTTGCTACCAGTCTTATACGCTGACGGGGCTGGTGGGTCCGTTCAGGATTCTATTTATTTAGATTAAGCCAGCACCGCGCTGCTGTGAAGCAAGTGACTTGCTACCCATTACGCCTGATGTGCCAGAGAAGCGACCAATCTCCTTAGCCTTAAGGATGTCTTCTTCTTGCTGTGCTTTAACATTCTTCTTGAATGTAATCTCTTCTGCAGTCTCTTGCGTATAGTTGATGCCAGTCTCACCAGAAATCTGAGATAGGAACTTACCGCGAGGTAGAGCCTGTGCGATGTATCGAACACCAGCCTGTGCTCCAGCCTTAGTGACGCCATATGCAGCCAATGATTCAGCAGAAATCTTAGATGCTTCAAGTCCTTGCGCTAGGTATGAGCCACCGATTTCAGCAGCAGCAGCCTTACGCTCAAGCATTGGTAACATCTCATCAGGGTTAAGCATTGCTGCAACAATGTCTCCAGTTCCAAGACTTGGATAAAACTTCCTGAATGCTTCTTCAATGTTCTTATCTGACTTAAGACGGTCATAACCAATCTTCAAGCGACCAGTAACATCTACTGCATCCATTGAGTTGCCAATCAATGTTGCATACATCTTGCGATTAGCAAGAGAACCTACATCGTAAGCCTTAAAAATAGTTTCGTATTCTTTTTCTGCCTTAAGATAAAGGTCATCATTGAGGGTAGGTAAACCCTTCTTAATCAGGGCAGCGTTACCAGCAAAGCGTTCTAGGTATGGAGCGTTGTAGCGTGTATCAAACTTAAGTAATGCAAGGATGTCTGCACTTGCAATCTCTGGGTAGTCAGCACGAATCTTAGCAATTGAATCTGCTACACCCTTCATATCGTAGTTCTTTAAGATACCTTCTACGATAGAAAATGCTGGATTGGATAAGTCTCCACCTAGTGGAGAGTCAACCTTCTTAACAACTGGTGTACCAGAAGCATCAAGAGTTACTACTGTGTCGTCAGTATATGTAATAGTTGTTGTTCCATCAGCATTCTTTACGCTGGTCTTAACTGTCTTTGTTGTAGAATCAGTACTTTTTGTTTCAACTCCATCTTTGTAAGTCTTGCCACCCTCTACACCAGTAAATGGTAAACCGTCATAATAAAGAATACCACCAAGCATTTGAAATATTTTACTGCCAACTTTAGCAAGTGTTTTTGGGTCTATTGTTATTTTCTTTCCGCTGCCAGAGATTAAATTGCCCTGAGCATCATAGGTATTTCCATATGCTGTTGTACGTGTTTTTGGGATTGGTATACCTATTCCATAAACTTCTTCATACTTTCCAACTCCACCAGCACCTTTGCGAACAAATTCAATTGTTGCTCCTGCTGCTGCACCTTCTTGGGTTAGTTCTGGTTTTACCTGTGCTTTATAACCAGCAGTAATGCGAGCATTGGCTTCTGTAGCGGTCTCACCTGGAAGGCGATTTGCTCTGTCAGTTGATTTACCACCAGCAGCGACAACTGCTGCAGTTGCAGCATCAATTTGAGCCTGAGTTAATGCACCTGTATTAGGTTTTGCTGCTGAGGCTGCGCGAATGCCAGCAAGGCTTGTTGTGTCAACCATTATATCACCAATCCGAATGCTTTAATTGTCATTACATAATTCCAAAGTTGCGGAATACTGCCTGAGTATCATCAAGTACTGTCATCTTATAAGCGTCACTAGCAAGGTATTCTTTACTCTTATACTCTTCTAACTTAAATTCTTTGTATGTCTTTACGTTTCCATCAGGCTTAAGGATGTCAGTCATATCGGCAACGTTGATATCATCTTCTGATATACCACGAATCTTTGCACGAGTAGTAATATATGGCTGTAACTTTGTACGAACAGTCTGTCCTGGCTTTAGGTCAAGACCTAACTTGCCCCACTGTGTCATAGCATTGTTGTTAATCTCTTCCAGTACATTCTGATAAGCATCTTCGTCACGCAGTGATAGACCTGCTTGCTTATAGATAGTTGTATCGCTGACTGGAATACCGTTGTCATAATATGCTGCCTTGATTTGACGGATACGCTTGCCGAGTAATCCGCTATCTAGTACATCAAGAGCCTTAGCATCGCCAGTAGCAGCGCCCTTTACAGCACCAGAGATGCGCTTGTTTGCTATAGATAGAACTAGGTCATTGACTTCTAGTGCAGAGATGCCGCCTTTGGCTGCGCTTTCTTTCTTCTTCAATGATTTTTGGAACTCTTCTAACTCAGTTGCTGAAGGTTTCTCATTGAATAAAGACAGGAATCTGTCAGTTAATACAGCCTTAGATTCAGATGCATCAGTGTATCTAACCTTAGGTGCTACTTCAGTATAGCCAGATGTTTGAAGGAAGGTCTGAACCTTCTTATCTTTCTTAGCCAGGCTGATAACATCTTGAATATTACCAAGACCTCTTTGCTCACCAACTGCTACCAACTTAAGAAGAGCATTGAAATCTTCAGCAGTAACAGTTCCATCACCTAGTGGGTTAAAGTTCTTTGGATATAGATTCAAAGACTTCAATTGCTTCTGTAAAGCAACACGGTCCTTAGGTGGCAAGTTCTTTATGTATGATTCTTGGAAACCAGCAGGGTAGATAACAGTTGTAATCGGCTTGCCAGATGCATCTTGACCTCTTGAAACACCAGAGATTACATCACTCTTCTGTGCTGCGGTTCCACCTATTTTTGCAAGGTATCTCTGCGCTGCTGCTACTGCCTCTGCGCTGACAGCACCTGGGGTTACTGTATTTTCCTTTTCGCCAGCCATTAGTTACCTTCCAATTCATTAGCGAAGAATGCATAGAACATCTTCTGAAAATCAGGATTATCTTTGACAATCCACACTGCATCTTGTGCAAGCAAGTCACGTACTGTTTGTTCATTGGCAGCGCCAGTAAACTTCTTCTTGCCTAGGCTATCTAGTGCAGCCTGACGTATATACATATAGTCACGCAATGCTGTGATAGATGGCACATCTGCGAAGCGTTCATCTTTAATAAGATTTTCTAGTTGTGCAACAACTCGTCCACGCTTATTAGGGTCAAACTCAACTACTGGACCACCACCCATAGAATCCTTTAGATACTGGAGTGCTATCTTGTACTGGT